CGGTGTAACCGCTGGCTACGCGCATTGTCTTGAAAACCTTCGTAAATTGGCGGTAATTGAAACAGCGAAAGAACCAGAAGCGACATTCGATAAGCAATACTAACAAATTATGGAAGAACCACTGAACTCACCTCTCGTCAACGCCGCGCAACCTCCCGACTTCGGCAGCTCGTTCATCGACGCTTTCAAGGCAAGTGGCATTGATGACGCCGCATTGGCTGATGAGTCGGCCAATTCTGCCTCGCAGATTACGGAAGAGCCGAAAGCGACGAAGCAGAAGCCGATCAAGCCAACTGACGCATCCAAGCTCAGCAAAGCCGAGATGGATATCGAGCGGATGTTCGGTACGAAAAAGCAGCAGGCCGAGGCTCCGACTTCTACGGACGCTGATTCCGATATTCCCGAGACGATCAAGTCTACGAAGGCCGCTGATGCTTTCCGCAAGATCAAGGAAGAGAAGGCTTTGCTGGCCAAGCAGTTGGATGAGCTGAAGTCTGGAAAGACTGCCAATCCGAACTACGAAGCGCAGCTTAAGACATTGCAGGAAGAGCGTGACGCGCTTTCCGAGCGTGTTCGCATCCTCGATGTCGAGCGTCACCCTGAGTTCGTCAAGAAGTACGAAGGCAAGATTAGCGGCGTCTTTGATTCCGTGAAAAACCTTGTCGGAACTGACGGCGAGCGGCTTGTTTCGCTCCTGAAATCTCCCGATAGCGACTATCGAAACTCACAAATCGACGACATCGTTGAGGGTCTTTCGCCGTCTAAGAAAGCCAAGCTCGGTGCGCTGATTGTGAAGTACGACGAAATCAACGGCGAGCGCGCGTCAGAGATTTCCGAGGCGAAGGCTGATTACGACGCCGTCATCTCGAAATACCAGCAGGACAACGAGGAGGGTACTAAGGCTGCACTGGAGTCGGCCACCAAGACCTGGGCTAAGGTGAGCGAGAATGCTCGCGCACTTGAAATCTTTGAACCGCGCGAAGGCGATGATGAGTGGAACACCGAGTTGAATGGCCGACTGAGTCTCGCCCAGCAGATCTTTAATGGCGAGAACAGTGAAGAGGACTTGGCTAAGGCTGCTCTGTGGGCCGCTGCTGCGCCGAAGTACCGCGAACTGCTCTATGCTCAGGTTGAGGTGAACAAACGCCTGCAAGCTGAACTTTCAAAGTATCGCGGAAGCGAGCCTGGAGTTACCTCGAAAGCGACATCTGGAGGTTCTCGTCCATCGAACACGAACACTGCGAAGAGCGAGGACTTTGTCGCCAGCGTGATGAAGTCGCTCGGACGCTAAAGCAAATATCCCCCGATGGTTCTCATTACCACCGGGGGATTTTCGTTTAAATCACTTATCTACGGTAAGGACCGCTTCCGCTCGGAACCGGCTGTGGCCTTGGCTTAACCGGCGGCTTCGGCGGCGGCGACTGCTTGTAAGGTCCGCTGCCGCCCACCTTAACAGACGGCGAACCTTTGTACGGTGCGTTATTGCTCATTCTTTTGGGAGTGCATACCAGCCTTCATGGATGGTAATACGGTTCTGACTACGCACCGATTTACCGCTCGCGTCAACGACCCAAACCTTAGCCTTAACGTCCTCAGCAAGCCTCACCGGCTCACCGTGGGGGACGTAAATCACTCGGCTCGCGCAGCTCACGCTCATGCTCGCGCACACGATCAAGAAGACCGCGCTTAAGATCAGGTTGTTTCTTGGCGTCTTCATTTGTTGTGTCCTGCTTGGTCAGCGCATGAAGCCAGATGACCAGCTTCATAACGAGGTCGGCCAGGAAGTTCATTCCGTCTGTTTGGCGGGTGCAGCAGCGGCTGATTGCTTGTTCTTCCACATAGACCAAGCGACGCCAGAAATGCTGACAGCAGCACCGGCCAATTCAGCAACCTGATCGGCGCTGGCCAACCCTTTGGCAACGATGAATCCACCGGCAGCGGTCAGGATGTGGCGGAGAAGAGAGGAGATATTAGCGTTCATTTGTCGTTTTTGAGTTTTCGATACAGTTCGACTGCTTTGACGGCGCAAGTTAGAAGCGCGGCAAACGCGCCAAGTGCCAATGACGCAGTCTTGAGATGAGGATCGGAGAATACCGCGTTCCCCAGAATGCCGATGGCCGGACCACCGACGCCGATTGAGATGTCTCGAATGAAAGCGTGGTGGTCCGTCATCGTGTGTGATTAGTTGGCGACTGGAGCCTGAGTCTGCTGCTTGGCTGAATCGAGGATCAGATCGTAGAGAGGAAGTCCGGCTTTCACATTGTTGATGTTGCCAGCCTTCATTGCGATTTCCACGAGTTGCAGCAGGGTGTTCGTTTGCTCAGTGGTAAGTTCGATTGTAATCATGCCACCGGAGCATCCGAAACAACCGGCTGTTCGTCAACAGCGGCGACAGGAGTTTCCGCATTGACGAGCGGCGGCTCCACCTGCGGCAACATCGGAGGCACGACAATCACCGGCGGCAACCACGGCAGCGGCGGAGCAATGATCGGCGGGTTGATCTGGTTCTCGATTTGCTGCGTCACGTTGGCCTCAATCGCGCTCTGATCGACGCCGTTGCTGAAGCACCAGCCAAGAACCTGATCCTGCGTGAGGTCGGGATATGGCGTGAACGAACCACTCGGCGGAGCGAATGAGGTCGATCCGTAGCAAGTGCCGCTGTACTGATCCTGCGAGCCGTTGCATCGCCAGTCGGCGGTAATCACGACATCGGTGAGAGTGCCTTCGGTCGGTTTAACGAGAAGGCGTTCGATGATCCAGTTGATGGTCATATTGGTATTTGTTAGGCGACTTTGACAATGATCCGCGCACGGCCATCAGCGTCGATAGCGATTACTTTACCGACAGCCAGTTGATACTGATCGAAGGTGGGCTTGCTGACAGAGATTCCTTTGATTCCAGTTCCATCGACAACCGGCACGATGTAGTCACCAGCCTTAGCTCCAGTCACGTTGACAGGAACCTGACCAGCGAAGGCGATACGGTCCACAAGTTGGCGAGCGGCTTCAAGCGCATCACCTTCAAGATCAACTCCCCACTTGTCATTGCCGACATAGGAAGGATCGGTCGATTTTACAACAAACGAAACAGCATCAGCGAACACGTTGGTCAGCTTACCGTTCGCATCGATACCGGCCACATCTCCCTTCGCCAAAACGAAGTCGGAGCATTTGACCATGTATTCGGCGTAGTCAGCACCCGAAGCATTAACAGTTCCACCAGCGTTGATCGACCGGAGAGTAACACCATCTCGGCCAAACTTGGAAGCTGCGTTTGCAGCATTGGCATTGTATTCAGAAACGCTATAGTAAATTGAACTAGTACCTCCACCGGTTCCTTGAATTTCAAAAACCACATTTCCAGCATCTACTGCGACATTCTTGCGAAACGTGTGGTAAGTTCCACTCGTCGGCCCCACCAGCAAATTCCCACTCGCATCGAGCGTCATCGCTTGGGTGAAGGTGATGGCGTTGCCAGCGGTTGGGGTTACATCAGTGCTTCTGTACCACTGATGCGATGCGTCCACCAATCGGTACTGTGCTGCTGGCTGGCTGACCGCATATTTCCAAACAATGCCAGCGGAGTAGGTGGCATAGCTATTGTTCGACAACCATGAGTTTGGCGAGGAAGTAAGCGCGTTCTTGGCACCAGTCAAACCCTGTCCAACCCGCGTAATTTCAAGTGCTTGGTAATATGTTGAGTCCGTCGCACTCGGCGTAACGCCTATGCCCACATTTTGCGATGTATCGCAAATGATCGCGGAGATGCCATTGGTCCGAATCTGAAGAGTATGATTGGAGTACGTCCCGACAATACCGACTCCAGTGTCGCTGATTACGCGCACATCAGCCTGACCAGACCGCTGAATTCTGAGCTGAGTCGTAGAAGCACTCGCAATATCCAGATTAACAACAGGACTAATCCCCACGCCCAGCCCCGTAGAATTCAAAGTCATGGCGGTGGAGCCAGCTACGGACCATGTAGAAGTGCCACCGGCTGCAATGCGATAACACTCAGTCGCATTCGTTCCGAAAATCAGCGGAGTGCCATAACGAGTTTCAATCGTCGAAGTCGTGCTTGTAACAGCAAGGTTAAGGCAGTTCAGCGATTCAGGATTCGCATCCGAAATACGAACACCAGTCAGCACTTGTAGCGATTGCGTCCCAGTGAACGTAGTAATACCAACACCAACCTGATTCGATCCACTAGCCACCTTCAGGGTCGACGTATCCACCGTCAGATCGCCGGTGATGGTGGCGGTGCCAGGAACGACGATGTTATTGCCGCTCGGTCCGACAGCCGTGTACAGCTCGGTAAAGTTCAGATTGCAGTAATCGAACGCTGTACGAAGCGGCGTTCCCGTTCCGTCGTTCGGAGCTGCGCCGATGTTGATAGTCTGTTTTGCCATATCTATTAAAAGGTTTAAGGATTACAGAAATTGGGTCATGTCCGCCGTGATGATCGTGGAATCAGCCGTAATCACCGTATTATCCGCCGTGATATCCGCCGTTCCGCCAAGAATCGACGCCTCCCAGAGTAGGCCAATCTCCAGCAGGATGCGTTCGCGCGGACTCTTGCATGAAGCTCCTTGAGCCTCCGCAATCAATTCAGCCGCTTCGCTACAGGAGATGTTTGCCATGAGATTTTAGAACGGATGCGAAGTGATGTACCAAGCCGTCCCGTCCGATATGATGGTAATCGAATTCCACTGCGGGGACAGCACATGAGTCAGCGCGCCATCAATCGTCTCAGACGCATAGGCATCAACCGTAACCGTGTTCGCGCCGCTATTGATGCGCTTGAACACATAGATGCGGCCAGGAACAAGCGCAGCCGGAGGAAGCGTCAGCGTAATCGAACCTCCAGCGGCATTGCAGACCAAGAAGTAATCGCCGCTCACCACATTGCCGGTCGTCGTAACGGTCCGATATGCGCCGCGAGTCGCTCCACCGCCCTGAAGGTAAACGGCAATGCGATTCTCAAGAGCCAGCTTGGCCAGCTCAATCTCGCGAGGAGAGCGACAACCCAGCGACGCCGCCTCATTGATCAGCGTCTCCGCCTCGTCGCATGTGATGTTTGGCATATCGGTTTAGAATTTAGGCCATCGGGCCGCGTCCGCGCTGCATCACCTCGGCGATGAAACCGCCGCCGCCAGGAGTAGACCCCCCCTCCATCTCCTCGCCCTCCTCGTATTCCTCCTCGCCTCCCTCGGCCATCTTCTTGCCCTTAGACTTCTTCTCGTAACCGGGGATGGCCATGCCATCAATCTCGATGACCTCCGCCTTTCCACCCTTGCCAAGAACGATAGTCGCCATCGTCTGGAAAGCCTCGCCTTCCTTCAAATTCTCGGGGATTTCAACGCCTTTGGGAATGGTAAATACCGGCATGAAGCGAGCATCAGACTCATGGCATGTATGTCAATCAAAAACCCCCCACCAGCCTTTCGGGCCGATGAGGGGCTGCTCCAACAACGGAGCTGTGAGACAAACAACCTATGAGATAATCCGGTGGCTACAATCGCCGAAAAGAAAAAACCCGCAAGCATTTTACGCCTGCGGGTCTGTTAATTACTAGCTCGATTACGAGCAGATGATCTGGGTCAGCGCGCCGGTGCAACGGCGGAAGATGATGGTCATGCCCTGGTTAGTGAAGATTGGCTCGGGAGCATGAATGAACTCAGCGTAGTGCTGACCCTTCTTCTCCAGAGGATCGGCGCAATCCACATCGAGCTTGTAGGCACCAGTCACCCACTGCCACTCGCCCATGTAGTTGGTCGGCATCCAGCTCAAATCGCCGACACGGTTCACAGGGCGAACAATGTGCGACTTGAAGACATACGGGGTGACGATGAACGCGGCCTCGAACGGAGCGGTCGTCCAGCTCGGGTTGACGCTGAACACCGTACCCTTCGTGCCGTTCGCACTGGTGAACGGCTGAACGAGCGTGTACTTGCCGCCAGCGTAGGTGTAGCGGGGCGGGAACAGATTTGGAACGTGCCGGAAGTTCTTGATAACCCGATTCGCACCAATGCGCTTGAGCAACTCCGCTCCAGCGCCACTGCCCTGATCAGCGTAGCGCAAGTCATCGCGGAACGCCGGGTTGTTCTGAGCGATACGCTGCGAAGCCTCCAAGCCGATATATAGCGGGAACACCGGGCCGTCGCTGCTGTAGCTGATGAAGCCAGAGCTATCAGGATTGGTAGCGCCGTTGCGGATCAGGGTGGCAGCAGCCACATCGAGCATCTCCTGCGTAAGCTCGGAGGTGGACTGATTGAGCGCCTGACCAGCGGAACCGGCCTGAATCCAGGGCAGCTCATTCACGCCAGACGGAATCGTCTCAACCTGAGTGAAGGACGAGTCGGCCACAGCCTTGATGGCATACTTGGCGAACATGTTCTGGTAACGGGTTTCCCAAGAACGCTGAGCGCGGATGGAGAGCTTCTCCAAGTACACACGCAAGAACGCCTCGACGCGATGGTCGAAGGTCAGATCGTCCTTACACAAGAGCGGACCTTTGAGGGCGAAACGCTCAGGACTCCAGGTGACGGCATTGTAGCCGACCGGAACGTCATTGTAGGTGACATCGCAAGCGCCACCGTTATCGCCGGGGTTACCGCTGGCGAGCGTGATGGCCGACCACTCCTCAGCCGCAGTCGGCTCAATTGAGGTGGTGGTGAACGAGGTCTGGGTCAGACCCGTACCCTGAGGATACTCGCCGCGCTCAATCATGTTGAGCCACATCGAGCGATACGAGGCGCGTTTATAGACGTCCTGCGCGAGCGACTCGGTAGCCACCGCAAAGGCGTTGAAGACATTAGGACAAGACATGAGATTATGAAATTAAACCGACGTTATCTGCGTTATGGTTGGCCATCCATCCACCACACGGTGGCTGATTATCCAACCTGCTACATGCGGAGTGTCATTGCCGCTTAGACGGTTTTGCGATGGATGACCAATCCGCCGCCTTGCTTAGGGTCGATGCGCGCACTGACGCATAAGAATGTCTACTAAGTCAATCAGAATTAGTAATTGGCTGGAAGATCGTCCGTCAGCTCTGACTGCTCCGCCATGTACGAGCTGTAGCCTTTGAGTAGGCCAAGTTTGTGAGGTTGGATGATATGCTCCTTCGCGATGACTCCACGGAATGTGTACGGACCTGGAAAGGTTCCTGTCATCAGAGCGTAGAAGTCCACTCCGTCGGTTTTCGATCCTTTGCGCGCATCGACCAGTAGCTTCCCATTGTCGTACTTGGTCGTTTTGACATCGATGCGGAATCCCGGCGGAGGCGGGATGACCGCGTCATAGAGCGGATGCGGAGGCTCGCGGTCGGTATCAATGTCGGGATACACATTGAACAGGCGACAGAAAGCCAGCTCGCCAGCAATACCCTCAAGATCGACCGTATGCGGATCTTCCGCGCTGATCTTTAGATTCGTAACGTTGAAATAGCGGTTATTGCCATTTCGATTCTTGGCGACGTAATGGGCCAGCTTCTGCTCTGCTGTCGATAGAAATACTTTTTGACCGATTTTGATTTTGTTTATCATGGTCAAAAAGGTGGAAAATTTTTGAGGGGGGTATCGTAAACGAAGCCCACCCGCAAAGGGGGTGCCACCCTCTACGTCAAAAAGTGTGCCAACCCCTAGGAAAAACAATCCTTTTCTGTCATTAGCAAATCTAATCCAGTCCATTAGAACGCCAACGATGCCCAATGTGTGTTATATTCACTTCGTTTCGGATTCGCTCGTGACTTGAATCTCAGCGATTCGATCAGGCATTGAACCGAGCAGATTGATTGAGACTGACGCCGCCTCGCCTTGCTCAGACCAGCCAAACACCAAAGCGGACCGTTTGGCGACTGAACCGAGGATAGTCTCACGCACGCTTTCGTCTTTGATGCCGTCTAAAGAATAACTTTCGATCCTTTCAAGCGTACTTGCGGCATCGGCGGCGAGCTTCGAACGGACTAAAGCCGAGAGAGCTTCTAAGCTCTTTTCTGTCTTTACAGAAATTTCTGAAGAGAGAATTGCTTCCGTTTCCTTTCTCAATTTTGTCACCCCTTCCCGTGACGCCTTGCTCTTCAGAGTATCGACGTTGAGCTTCAATTGCTCTCCAATCGCTTTCCATCCTCTCCCCGAGACGTACAGCGCTTTTGCTTTTTCCCATTCCTTGTCGGTCATTCTTGGAGGTTGGCGACGGACGGCGCGGATTGCAACCGTGACTCATCCCCTAGTTTTCCCCGCCCCACGGGCTTCAACCAGGTTCCAAAATATTTTTTACTTTTCTTTATTGACGACCCACCCCACCCCGATCTATCGTCTCCCCGTCATGCAAAACTCCGAGTCAATCGCCCCCAAGGAAATGCAGCAAATCCTCACCGCCATCGACGAATCAATCGCCATGGCATCATGCCCCACCGTCGAAGTCTCCGACGTCGAAGCGGCTGCCCAATGGCTGAAACGCAATCAATGGGATGTTGATTGGGACAACATCGAGGGAACCATCACTATTTTCGGGGACAGGCCGTCGAATTCCGACGAACCCGAAAATTGGGTTCTTTGCCTTGTCGAATCCGTCACCGCCTAAATCTCAAATCAATCCAATCCATGACCCTCGAACAATTCCGAATGACCCGCCGATCCGTTGAGTGTATCGGATCGATCATCCGTGACTCATCCCTCACCGAAATCCCCGGATGGGTTTACGCTGGCCATCTTTTCATCGAACGAATGGCCGACGGTTCTCCATCTCTCAGAATCGCCAACACCGAGCAATCCGGCCCGATTGAAACCCTCGAATCCATTCTCCATGAGTGGGCCGTTTCGGAAGAAATCTTCACCGCTTAATCCCATGAAATCCAAACGCATCAAACGCATCATAATTGCAGCTGCAATCATCTCTCTCATCCTCATCCAAGCTTATCTTGAATCTTCTCTCGGCATCACCCCCAACCATTAACCCAATGAAATCCTTGCTCTCAATCGACACCAACGCCAAGACCGTCAAAGGTCAGCGAAAAGGCTACCTGACCGGCATTCTGTATCTTGCACCTGACCGCCTGTCAGGCCTTATCAACGTGTGTGTCCATGCATCCGACGGATGCCGCCAGACTTGTCTCTATTCTGCGGGTCGTGGCGCATTTACTAGCGTCCAAAAGGCGCGAATCGCAAAGACCGCACACTACGTCAAAGACCGCCAAGCCTTCCTTGCGACGCTGACCGAAAACGTGGCTTCGGTCATCCGAAAGGCCAAGGCCAAGCGCATGCACCCGGTCATTCGTCTCAACGGAACGTCGGATATTGGATGGGAACGCTACACGGTCATTCAAGCGTTTAAAACGACCCGCTTTTACGACTATACCAAAAATTACGACCGGATGCTGACCTTTCTAGATGGAAAGCTCCCGTCCAATTATTCCCTGACCTTTTCACGCTCCGAAGCCAACGAAAGCCAATGCCTCGAGGTTTTGAAGCGTGGGGGCAATGTGGCGGTCGTTTTCCGAAAGTCTTTACCGACGCATTGGAACGGATTCCCGGTCATCAATGGCGACGAAAACGACCTCCGGTTTCTAGATCCGAAAGGTGTCGTTGTGGGCCTGACCGCGAAAGGTAAAGCAAAGACCGACGCCACGGGCTTTGTCGTTGGTTAAAGCAACGTGTCAGCCTATGCGAAAGCGTAGGTTGCAACGTGTCTTTAGTCTCAATCAAAACTCAATCAATCAATCCAATGATCAACCGTTATCCCGGTCAATGCGTCCAATGTCACGAATACGTTCCCTCAGGCCTGGGAACCGTCACCAAACGCAACCGCGCATGGCGCATAGACTGCAACGCATGCACCGGCCGCATGCCCGAAAACTCCGGTCTTGTGTGCGTCAAACTCTCCTCCGGTTGGACGGGAACGCGTAATGCGCGCGGCCGTTGCGAAGACGCGCCATGTTGCGGGTGCTGCTCTTTCTAAGTCTCAATCCCAACGAATCCAAATCAAATCCCATGTTATCCAAATCCCAAGAAATCCAAATCCTCAGTGATGCCGCAGATAAATTAGGCTCCAGCTCCTATTGCGGCGCGTGGCTCCGTGAACAAATCCCATTCATCGAATCCGATATTCGCTCGGACTTCGCGCCGGGAATTCTAGCCTCCGCATCAATTCAGGATTGCGCGCGCCGTTGCGCGGAAATGCGCGCCGATGCCATGCGTGAGCGTGACAAGATTATCTTGGATGCGCGCAACGAGGCGGAACGAATCATGGATTCCGCATTGAAACTGGCCGATTCAATTCGTTCCGGCCTCCGGCGCGACATTGAATCCGCATTGCATCAAATCACCAAGCTCTGATTCCCCGCGCGAGACTATCCGCAAGGGTAGCCTCCGGCGGGTAATCAATCCCGAATCAAAAGCACAAAATCCCATGAAGCAAACCGTCACGTCCCATCAATTCGTCGAAGCGTTTCGCCTCTGCGGACGCGAAACTCAATTCAGCGTCAACGCGCGCCGCGCCTTGTTCGCGCATTTCGAAGACTTCGAACACGACACTGGAACTGAAATCACCCTTGATCCAATCGGTATCTGCTGCGAGTGGGCGGAGTATCCCTCCGCGCTGAAAGCCGCGCACGACTACGGCTCCAGTGGAAAGGAAAACGACACTGAGGAAGCCGCGCTTGAATGGCTTCAGAACCACACGCAAGTCGTCGAATTCGACGGAGGACTGGTCATTCAACTGTTCTGATTCCTGACCCATCCTCCGCGCGCCATGCGAAAGCGTGACGCGAAAGGGTAGGCCAATCTATCCGCAATCAATCCAAGCATGAAAACCATTCACCAAGTCATTCACGAAATCCAATTCTTCGACCCTGCCGTCCGCGCATTTGACGCGCACGACCTACCGCAAGCGGTCCGCGCGTACCTGCACCATAACTACCGCATGGACGCGCGCCTGACGGACGATGAGCAGCAATTGGTCGAAACCTCTTTCGAACATTTCGCGGACAATCTCCGCGAAGCATTTCAGGACGATCCTCGCCCGGACGCAACTCGCTTCTATCTGTTCGACGACCTCAGTCTGTACGTCAGAACCAACGCAGGACCTGAACTCTGGGCCGACGCGCAAGTTTTCGTCGTGGAACGCATTCTCCCCAACATGCGCCTTTCACGCCTTGAGGCTGACTTGATGCGTGAAATCGGAATGGACGATCAGGTCAGCGAGGTTCGCGACGACTTTTTCTCCTCCTTCGCGCATGTCCTGCACCGCGACTGCGGCATCCCGCATTGCGACGCGCGGAATCACTGGAACGCTTGGAGCCGTCAAGCTCCCGATTCGCTGACAGAAAGCCTAGAGCTAGGCGGCGGCGAATCAGGCCGCGCCGAAGGTCTTCGTTTCGCGTCGGAATACGCCGTCAACGCCTGAACCCATGAAATCCCATACCCCCGGCCCTTGGCGGACAACTGGCCTTAATGTCCGCGCTGGCGACGCTCTTATTTGCTACGCAATGAACCATCACGCACACGCAGAAACGCCGGAGCCTGAGAAAATGGCAAACGCTCGCCTGATTTCCATCGCGCCTCAAATGCTTCTCGCTCTCGAACGCTTGGCGCATCCAATGGCCGACGACGAAGACCTAGACTACGCGCGCGAAATCATCAAGAAAGCGAAAGGCCAGCTATGAAAGTCTATTGGACGGCATTTTACGGAAGGAGTGAATACACGTTTCAAGGTCGAAATGCCAAGCGTGACGCGTATCGACTGGTCAAACGATTCGGTGGTCGTGTGGTTCGTGAAATCATCAAATCCCACGAATAAACCGCATCCGCGCATCAAATTATGCATCCACTCCTTTTATCCGCCCTCATTCAGGTCGAATCCGGTGGAAACGATCATGCCCGAGGCCGTCACGGCGAGCTTGGCGCGCTTCAAATCAAATCGATCATGGTCCGCGACGTTAACCGCATCATGGGGACGCACTACGCGCACCAACAGGTAACCAACCGCGCCGTTTCGATCTTCATTGCGGAGTCTTATTTCGCGCATTACGGCAAACACCTCAGCGACGAATCTTTAGCTCGACTCTGGCAAGGTGGGCCAAAAGCCCTTAGAAGATCATCATCACGCGCGTACGGAAAACGGGTTATGCGAAAACTGGATGCACTTGAAAACTCTACGCGCGAGCAAACCGAGAACCATCACCTAACCAAGAAATGAAACTAACCATTCAGTCCAAAACCAACGCCCAGACGATTGTCGATCTGTTCAACGCAATCATCACTGGCGAATGCGAAACGGAAGGCGTTACACCGCTCTCGATTTATGATGAGGATAAGCATATCTGCTCCATCACGGACGCGGACGGCAATCAAATCCTTGAACTCATCATCGAACGCGAGCAGGGCGACAAGCTCTGTCCGGCGTTCGAAGGCAACCCTGATGAGGAGAAGCTGCCATGATCCGCAATCTCTTCGCCCCGCCCCGCTTCAAGGTTCAGATATCCGGCGCGATTGGCTGGAGCGACTTAAAGGAGCGGGTCGTTCGTTTCGAGACGGTCGAATTCCGCGCGCGCAAGGATGCCGAGGCGACGGCCAAGGAACTCAATCCTGGCGAGTACACGCAAGGCCGCATCCGCGTCGTCCCGGTCGAAGTGCCAGAGGATTATGATGTGTACCCCACGCCCGAGCGGACCAAACCATGAATCCATGCGTCATCATTCTCCCATCATCCCTTACGTCAGTCTTTGCTCAGGATACGAGGGCATCGGCCTTGGACTGCGCCGCTGTATCCCGAATCTTCGAGCAGTCGCTTACTGCGAGAGGGAAGCCTTTGCCATTGCGAACCTGGTTGCGAAAATGGAAAACGGACTCCTGGATTCAGCCCCTATTTTCGCGGACGTTCGAACTTTCCCCTGGAGCAGCTTCACTCGACTCATGGCTGGGGGGATTCTCTCATTCGGTTGGCCATGTCAGCCAGTCAGTGTCGCTGGACAGCGAAAAGCGGTCGATGACGAGCGATGGTTGTTCGACATCATTGCCGATGGAATCGCCATCATGCAGCCGGGAATGCTCTTCGCCGAAAACGTCGAAGGATTGCTCACCGCGCGAATGCCAGACGGTTCTAGCGTTTTCGGACACTGCATCGAGAGATTGGAAAGGCTTCATTACCGCGTTGCGAGCGGCATATTCTCAGCGTCTGAAGTCGGCGCACCCCATCGCAGGAAGCGAATCTTCATCATGGCCAACCGCATCGGCGCGGGATGGGAAGGATTCACCGGGAGCATGGATGTATGCGATGAAGAATCGGAATCGAGAGGATCAGTTGGCCAGAAAGGTTTATTCGGTCGAGTTTGGCCGAGCCGTCCTGGCGGAGACAACCGATGCGAATGGGAACCACCCCGTGTCATCGACATATCGCCTGAATCCGAGATGGGTCGAGACATTGATGGGGATACCCGTTGGATGGGTTATGCCCACTGGGAATCCCTATCGGATTACGAGCGGCTATGCCACGCGCATGACAGCCGCATCGACGAACTTCGTCTCCTCGGAAACGGTGTCGTCCCGGCAACAGCGGAGTTAGCGTATCGAACACTTGCGCGAGAACTTCTCCAAAATCCCAGCTAACTTTTCAAATCCACCCCGCGCACCTAAGAGGTAGGCCATTCTACCCCTATTCTTGAGCATGAAAACCGGTCAGATTCAAAATTCGCTTCTAGCGGCAGAGAGACGCCAAACTGCATCCACAGGCCGTTCGCGCATCAAAATCGCTCTACGGGGCGTTTCCGCTCCATTAAACAGCATTCTCGAATGTCGATTGAGCGATACAAACGCGTTCCAACCCTTATTCCGAAACGGAAGCGGCACCGCCCTCAAAGGCGGGGAGCAAGCTTTCCGTTTTCGGAATAAGCCTCTCCCCTTTTTTAGAAAGGGGAGGCTTATCTTTAGATGAGCTAGGTAGACCAAGGATAACCTAGAAATAGCCATTGGTAGATTTCCGTTGACAAGAGGACAAGGTAGAGTTATCCATTTTCCACCATGAGTTACCTTCCAAATGGTTCGACGCTTCGAGCGACGTTCCGAGAAATGCCGCCCAAGAAGCACAATCTAACCCTCGAAAAGTCGGAGTTGCTGGCCTACATCGTCGAGACGATTGGCGGCGGTGTTGCCGAGGCGAACCGCGCGTTCAATTCGATGCGGAACGTGAAGAGTCAGGTGCTAGTCTTTGATCGGATCGAACGGGTCTGGCATGGCTGCGACTGGAAGCCGTCCGATGAGGAGGCGCAGAAGGATCTTGAATCGCGCAAGCTGTCGGATATCCGGCGGGAAATCGCCCAGCTTTGGAAGGCCATCAATGCCCTGCGTAAGGCGAGGCAGCGGAGGAGGAGTCAGAAGCAGGAGAAGGCCAATGAACCACCCGCTGAAGTTAAGCCAACAGAGCCAGACCGCCCATCACTGTCCGAGGAATTCGCCAAGTTGTTCCCTGAATTAGCCGACAAATAACTGATTACTATGGAAACCGAAAAATCATCCGTGTTGAAAGAACAGTTGGAAAAAACCGCCACGATGTTCAAGCGAATATCTGAGAGCGTTGATCGCATCGAAAAAACCTTGAAGGAGCATGAACGCAAGATCGATGAAGCGTTGAAGCGTTCATCTTATCAGGAGGACGACGACGACTCTTTCGAAGGCTTCGGCCCGAAGCCAGAGTGTCAGCCGTTCAATCCGAACGCCGAAACGTACACCCTGGAACTCCATCACGGCCCATACACAATCCGACGCGACGACGGCGAATCCGACAAGGAATGGCAACGCCGCAAAGATCATCTCATGGACCAGCGTGTCACGTTCCTCAATGGCAGCGGACAGAACGGAACGCCAGAGCAAGTGGCCCACCTTCAGAGAATCGAGACACGACTAGGACGAAAAATTTTCAAATATCCTCTTGCAACGACTTGAGACAACTGCAACACTACGTCCGCAACAATGACCAATTTTCTGCAATCGGGAATAGTGCGCGAAGAGAACTCGCGACGGGGTTTTTAATTGGATTTTTATCCCTGATTAAACACCCGATTGCAGTCGATTTTTGAATGAAAGCTTATACGGCCAAACAAACGGCAGCGATGCTTCAAATCTGCACCGAGACGCTAAGGCGAATCGTTCGCAATGACGGCATCCAGCACAGGAGAATTGGCCGACGAATCCTTTTCACGGAAGCCGACATCGCGGCGATTCTTGAGAGTCGAGCAATGACCGGAGCTGTGAATCCGTACGCAAAGAAGACAAACAAACAACCGCAGATAGAGAATACAACCTATGAGCAACCAAGCAGCCACACTGACGGTAGCAGTACCGTCCCAGCAAGCACCGCAAGCCCTGACTCCAACCAGTCCTGACTTCTACGACCGCATCGACAGTCCGATGGATGCGGTGAAAACGATGGGCGACTGGATTAGCCACTCCGGCATGTTCGGATGCGTCAAGCCTGAGCAGGGCTACGTCCTCGCTCTGGAATGCATCGCCAGCCGGATGACTCCGCTGAGCTGGAAAAGAGAGAACCACTTGATCAACGGCAACATCACGATGAAGAGCGAATCGATGCTCTCTGGCCTGATGACCGCCGGTTGGGACATCGACTGGGTGCAGTTCGACATTCAGGCCGCAATCGCTGACTTTAGCAAAGGTGCGAAGAAGGTCCGCGTCTCATTCACCGCAGATGATGCGAAGCAAGCTGGACTAATCCCCGCAAAGCCAGGAAGCGGCTGGGCGAAGTTCCCTGCCGAGATGTTGCGTGCGCGTCTCATCAGCAAGGCAACTCGCATGCTCGATCCGCGAATCACGCAGGGTCGATACACGCCGGAGGAAGTGGCCGACTTCTCCGCCACCCCATCAGCACCCGCTCAACCCACTCAAACGCGCCAGACGGTCAATGTGACGCCGGAATCAACCTTCTCGCTGGTCGAGAAGCTAGAGCAGATTCTTGAGCCACATTCCGAAATCGCCAACGCGTTTCTCATCAGCAAGAACCTCATCAAGGAAGGTCAGAACTTCCGCGATGTCTCGACCAAGGTGGCCAACATGATCATCGGCGACGCCGATGGTTTCATCTCCAAGGCTAAGGCGTTCGCCAACCCGACCAACGAATGAGCATTCTAAACCGCCACGTTAATTTCGACATGCCAGCGGAGAAGTATCACGCCGTTGACGCTCTCTCAAAGTCGATGATGACCAAGATCCTCAAGTCGCCAGCGCACTACAAAGCGGCGCTGGACGAGCATCAGGAGCCGAGCAAGGCCATGCAACTTGGGACGGCCATTCACACCGCTGTTCTCGAACCGCATCTGTACTCACAGGTTGTCGCCGTGATTCCGCCCGATATCGACGGTCGGACGAAGGAGGGCAAGCAGTGGAAGGAGCAGCACAAGAGCCGCATCCACCTGACGCATGCCGAAGACATTGATGTGCAGGGAGTCGCGAACAGCGTTCGAAAGCATCCGTTCTGGGACATCATTCATCTCAACCACAAGATCGAAGCCAGCGTGTTTGCCGAGGACGAGGAAACCGGCATTCCCCTCAAAGCTCGCCCTGATCTTTGGGTCGAGGACCACACCCTAGTCGATGTGAAAACAACGGACGACGCATCACCTGAAGCGTTCAGCCGAACCATCTCCACGTTCGGATACCACATTCAAGCCGCGCATTATCTGGCGATGACCGAGGCTGAGAACTTCATCTTCGTAGCCGTCGAACGCAAAGCCCCGTACGCGGTTGGCATCTACAAGCTGGACGCCGAATGGCTTCAGGCCGGTGAAAACCTTCGCAGGAAGGCAATCTCGACGCTCCACGAATGCCGCGCACTGGACAGTTGGCCATCCTACCCAACGACGACCATCACACTTTCATGCCCAAAATGGGTGCTGAATAAATCGGAAAACTAAACCAAAATCGAAGC